AATTTTTAAATAATGGTGACTAGGCTGGTTTGTTTTTAAAAAACGGCACAGCGATCATTGGCGTGAAGAAATTTTTTTCAAGTCTGCCTATTGACAACGCCGATACACTGTATTAGAATGATGGTGTTGATCGGATGTAATCGGTCGTGTGACTGATGCCGAACAACATAAGCGAAGATTAGTTTTTGGAGGTGATATTATGGCAGACGTTATTTCGACAGATAAGCAGAAGCGTGTTCGTTGCTCCGATGAGCAGTTCCTTGAGGCTGTGTTTTCTAGCAAGACCTATGCTGAGATTGCTAGCAAGACAGGTCAGAAGGTTGCTAGTACGATGGCTCGTTATGCTCGTACCAAGGAAGCCCTTAAGGCTAAGGGTGTTGAACTTCCTGCGATGGAACGTGCGAAGCCAACCAAGACGGTTGACAGTGTTGAGGCTATGGCCGACATTGTGCGTCGAATCAAGGCTCACACTAACGGCTGATAAAAACTTATTGGTGATCGACTATATCATTTAAATGACTGAGACACACAAAAGTATCAACCTCAAATCACTGATGGTATAGTCGGTCACTTTATATGGTCTTTTGGCGGAATAGGCAGACGCAACGGACTTTTAGTTAATTGGAGTGCTTAAAGGGAAACTTTTAAAGTAGAACCTGTCAAAGTCGGTGGAACCTTTAAAATGGCAATACCGAACCAAGCCTAATTTATTAGGAAGGCGTAGAGACTTGACGGCAGGAGCCTATGATAGTAAAATATTATGGCTAAGGTAAAGTCCAGACCACAAACTGAAAAGGTAACGAAAGTTATAGTGGTAAGAAAATCCGTTGGGAGTAATCCCGTGTGGGTTCAAGTCCCACAAAGACCACTGTAGTTAAATAAGTAGAGAAATAAATTCTTGTGGTGTATTCTAATTAGACTACATCATAGGAGTTTAAATCATGAAAAAATGTCGCAAATGTCAAAAAGAATTTGCAAATAGAGTTAAAATCAATGGAGCAATTAAGGTCATAAATAGGAGGAAGTATTGTTTAGAATGTTCTCCTTTTGGAGAAAGAAATACTAGAAAACTTCATCTGCCTCAGAGAGATGAAAATACTACCAAGAATTGTCCTCAATGCGGTAAAGATTTTAAATGGAATAAGAACAATATTTGCTGGACTTGCAGATCATTTAATAGAAGAAAATTAAATAGAGAAAAGGGTATCAGATATCTAGGATCCAAATGTAAGAGATGCAAAACTAAGGATGTTGAAGTTTTAACATTTCATCATTTAGACAGAGATAATAAATATGATAATCTATCCAGTCTTTGGCATCGTGAGTGGGATATAATTAAATCGGAATTAGACAAATGTGAATTGCTTTGTGCTAATTGTCATATGAAACTTCATAAAAGGAAATAAAATGAGCAAAAATTCGCTAGAACTCTATAAGGTAGGTAGTAAGGTTAAGTTGGCAGATGATGTATTTGGTACTATTGTAGGTGTTAATATTCGTGGTAATAATAACATAACTTATGAGTGTGGATGGTGGAATGGTCGCTCATATTCTACACAAAACTTTACTGCTGATGAAATTGAAGTTACTGTTGCCGAAAAGACAAGAATAGGCTTTGCATCATGACAGAAAATGCTGCTCCTTTAGATCATCTAATAGAGTCATGCAACAAGGCTGTTACCACAGGCTATTGGACCCTTACTAAATTTACGATACTTAATGCAGCAGACGAATTAGCCAAACTTAGACAAGATAAGCATGATCTAGCAAAAGAAGTTTATGAAGCAAACAAACTTGCTATAGAACAAACTAATCTTTATCTTGATGCCCTAAAGCGGCTAGAGACATTACAAAACTCTCTTGACAAGTCGGTTGCATTTGCTAAAATCAATGACAGGGGAGATTTGTATGATCTAAGGCTTACAAATAATCCCTATAATGATCAGAACTATGTTGTCCCTTTATACAGGATAAATAATGAGTAATAGATTGTGTAACGGACTAGTAAAAAATAACAATCCTAGATCACCCATAGATTATTTCGAACTCATTACTGTGAGGGAATATAATGACTATGAGGGTGGTACTATTATTGAAAAAGTAACAAGTGCCGAACAATTTTTGTCTGATGATTGGGGTGCTATAGACGAACCCTTTTATCGCATATATGGTACTAGATACCTTGATGATGTAATCAGCACTCCAATATTTTTGGGTGAATTTACATCTATAGATGACGCTAAACAATTTTTGTACTATTTAACCGGGGAAGTCCCACAAGTTATTTCATATTAATTAATATGGATAATACATATCTAATTGATTATAGTGGATGGTTTGACGAAGGGGGTTATTGTCAAGTATACCCCATTAAAGACGAGCCTCTATTAGTATTCAAAGAGTTTAAAAATAAGACTAAAGCAACAGAGTCCAGAAAATTACAAACTAAACTAGCAAAGTTCGACCTTGCACCAAGGGTCTTTTCTAATGTTTGCAGGCTAAATTTTTGTGAAGAAGATGGGTGGAAACCAGATGAGCCTAGCGATTGGGGATATGTTACTGAATATGCTAAGACACACAATGCCAATACCAAGATATCTATGCGAGATATTCAAAATCTGGTAGATGATATTTATGATAAAACTGGCTTAAAATTTTGGGATTGTCATTGGTATAATGTAGGATTAGTATCTAGGGGTAGATCACGCAAACTTGTCTGTATAGATACTGGCAAAGAAAGTTTTAGCGGACTATCAAATGCGTGGGGATTTTCATCTCCGGGTCCAAAATGTAACTATTGTAATAGATATCAATGTAAATGCAGTGAGGAATAACTTATGCCTTATATCAAAGAATCAAATAGAGCAAATCTAGATCTGTGTATAGAACAGATGATGCAATGTTTGCGTGGAAATGTTGCCGCGAATCCTGACAATCCATACGGTAATCCGTATAAAGAAAAAATTAGTAATGAAGAATTTTTAAGTATATGTGGAGATATTAACTATGCTTTTTCTCGCATATTATCTGGCACTATGGGCGATGTTTCTTATCCTAAGATTGCTGTCATTACTGGTGTATTAGAGAATATAAAGCAAGAGTTTTATCGTAGGGTGGCAACAACCTATGAAAATAAGAAAATAGCAGAAAATGGCGATATAAGAGAATATAAATTAATCTAATACAGAAAGATATAAAAATGTCCCGTGATTTTAACGATCTCATTAAAGAAGTATTAAAAAACAATAAAGAAATCAATAAGATAGACGATAAAATCTCTAAAGACATTGGTGGTTTAGAAAAAGAAATACTAGTAATAAAAAAAGATATTAAGCAGATATCTAATAAAATTGATAGTATTTTTGATATCTTAAATACTTTATCTATTTTTATTGAGGATGCTGAAAATATCATATCTGATGATGATGACGATGAAGAATATCAATCTAATGAAGGTTGGTTGCCAGAAATAGCAGAGTGGGAAAATGAATATGATGATGACGAGGATAATTAGTGGCTAGTTTAGCATTGATAGTTTCTTTAATGGTTTTGGTTACTCTTTTTATCGGGCCATTAGCATATCTATCTGCTAGATTAAATTTTCCTACTTTTATCACTTATATCTTAAGTATCGTATCCATTATTAATGGAATATGGTTTTGTTCTATTGCAATACCCATATGGTATTTAGGTCTAATTCCAATATATTTTGGCTATATTAGTATCCTTAGAGCGAACAAAAAAGAAACTCAAGGTTGACAAGACCGATTGCCGATGCTATACTCGTAGCATCACACAGGAATCAGAACTTTTTGGAGAATTACAGATGAAGTTGGCAGATCGCACAGTTGAGATTCATTCGGTTGGTATTCAGTCGGCTAATCAGTTTAGCATCGCACAGACCAGCAAAATGTTTAAAATCTTGTCGGATTCTCTCTATTCCGATAAGGTTATGGCAGTTATTCGTGAACTGAGTACAAACGCATACGATGCTCATATCGCTGCGGGCAACAAGAATCCTTTTAAGGTTTGTCTGCCTACGCAGGCTAGTCCTACTTTTATGGTTAGAGACTACGGCACTGGTCTTAGTCAGGCTGATATGGAGGAACTGTATACCACCTACGGTGCTAGCAACAAAAATGATAGCAACGATTTTGTCGGATGCTTGGGTCTAGGCTCAAAGAGTCCTTTTGCTTATACAAAGAGTTTTAGTACTATCTCTTACTTTAACGGTAAGAAGTTGTCTTATATTGCCGCTATGGATGAAAGCGGTGTTCCTAGTCTTAATCTCGTCTCTATTACTAAGACCAATGAACCCAACGGTCTTGAGATTAGTTTTGCTGTTAAACAGCATGATTTACGCATTACCATACTAAGTATCCTAGTCAGCATAATAGTCCCGGTAGTGGCGTGATTGCTATTATGGGTAATATTGCGTATCCTGTAGACACTAGTAAGATTATTGGTGAAGATAGGCCGGATCAACCCGATCATATCCAAGCATGGAATCGTGCCTTTGGAAAAGCAGACGTTGATAACTGGAAGAGTCTTGTTCGTGAGATTCTAGATTCTGGTCTGTATCTTGAAATACAGTTTGGTATTGGTGAACTGGAAATGGATGTTAGTCGAGAGGGACTCCAGTATACCAAGCAAGTCATTAAGGCTCTGCGTGAAAAGACACAGGATATTTATCTTCAACTCAAAGAAGATATGACAACAAAGATTGCCAAGTCTACTAGTCTGGTAGATGCTTATCAGACATACTATAATCTGAGTGATCTTGCTGGAGGTTGGACTGCTGGAGCATCATGGACCGATCCTAATGGCAAGGTGCATGAACTAGAGTCTGGTAAAGACCTGGAATATACACTCAAGAAGAGTAAGCAGTTGTATGCCTTTAACTATAGAACTGCTGGTTATCGTAGTCGTAGAATGGTATATCTAACCGACAAGATTCATCATGAAACTTTGAATGGTAAGGGTTCGTACTATTGGAATAACTCTCGCAAGAGTGCCAAGATTGTATTTTTCCGTTGCGATATCAAGGGTGCGGAAACCGCCAAAAAGATTGTTACTCGCTATTGCAATCAACACGATTGTTTTGCCTATCTTATGATTGATAGTGATACTCCAGAAGATTCTGCGGACGGTTTTGATAAACTGATCGCAGATATTGGTGGAGAATCAAATATTGAACTTGTGTCCAAGTATAAGAGTCTAATCGCTAGTACTAATCGTAAAAACAGTAATAGAGATTCTATTGGTTCTGTTAGTAGCGATAGTCTGTTTCTAATTTATGGAAATATCAGTAGTGCAAAGTCTATCGTTAGTGACAACCTAATGAACGACGCTTCCTATCTCAAAGAGATTAGTAATCAAAAAGAGCGTGATGGTGTTCTTGATGAAGAAGATATTGTTTATATTCCAATCATTAGGTACGCTGCTACTGCTGGCTATCCATCAATCAAGGATATTAGCAGTCTGGCTAAGTCTGATGACACTAAGGAACTCGCCAAAGAATTGTTCGGAGATACAAATATCTTTGCTATCAAGCAGAGTTATGCTGAACAACTTATTAAGCAGGGCTATAATCTTGTGTCCTTTAATGACTTCTTCAAAGATCGACTCACCAAGTTTTATGACGCAAAGTTCAAGGATTTGGCGATCTACAATGGTCTAATTACTTATGCGAAGTCTGAGTATTCTAAGAGTGAGAATAATGAAACATATTACAACTATGTATCTACAGACAAGCAGTTTTTGTTTAATATCTTGAATCTATTCGGTCTTAATTATGCCGACTATATCAAGAACGAAGCAGTTGTGTCGTTGGCTGATTCTTGCATGATTATGGAATTCTTTGGACATACGATTTATAGTAGTCAATTTGTCATTAGGAAGTTTAAGACAGTTGATTACTTTACTCATATGACCAAAATCCTGCACAAGATAGGCATTAACGGTATCAACAGCAAGGATATTCGTACTGCCAATCTCCAGTACCAAACATTGTTGTATTGGGTTGCAAGACTATATCCAGAAAATAAGCAAATTCTCAAAGTTATCGATAATGATTATTCACTAAAGGATAAGATATCGAGTATTGATAACTTGCGAAAGCAGATTAAAGAGACTCTTGACAAACAGCCGATGTTGAAGTATATTGTCTGTAGTGTCGATACGTCAGGCAATCTGCGTGAACTAACCAATGACAATCCTTTAAATGCGATAATGTCTCGTGGATATTACGGTCGAAGGAGTAGTTGGGGTTCTAAGTTTGATGAACAGAGTATCGAACAACTAAGAGTATCTATTGGTAGTACGGTAGTTTAATTTCACAGGAAAACAGGAGAAAATCATGAGTGTTCCTTTTATGTGGGTTGATGGCAATCTGACGCTTATTCTTAAGAATAAGGCTCATCAGGTATTGCCGGATCATATTAATTATCGCCTCATTATGGAGAATCTTCATAGTGCTAGCGAAGATGAACTGGTACAGTTGGTTGATATTGAAACCGCTGTTGCTAGTTTTAGTGACGGTCGAGTTGAGGTTAAGAATGGTAAGGTGCTTTATGATGGCGATGAAGTACATGGTGCTGTCAGTAAGCGTATTCTTGAATTTATGAGCAAGGGTCTGCCGTTTGAGCCTCTGGTTAAGTTTCTAAACAATCTGATGGAAAATCCTAGTATGCAAAGTCAAAAGGAACTCTATGATTTCCTTGAGCATCAGTATCTTCCTATTACAGAAGATGGTCATTTCTTGGCATACAAGGCAGTTAGAAGTGATTACATGGATAAGTACGCTGGAAAGTTTAGCAACAAGGTTGGTGAAGTTTGCGAAATGACCAGAGCAAAGGTTGATGATAATCGTAGTGTCGGATGTTCACAGGGACTCCATGCTGGTGCATTAAATTATGTGGCTGGATATGGTAGTCTGGATGCTGGTGACAAGATTGTGATTGTTAAAATCAATCCCAAGGATGTGGTCAGTGTTCCTAACGATTGTAATTGTGAGAAACTTCGCACTTGTCGATATGAAGTTGTCGGAGAGTATCAAGGTGAACTTCTCAAGCCTCTGTATAAGGCTGACTTTAGTGAAGACGATTATGAGGATGAATATGAGACTCTTCACGATGAGTATGATGACAATTATTGGGATAAGTTTGATGATGAAGATTATGAGGATGAGGACGAAGATATTCGTGCTACAGCCGATGATCTTGACGAAGATGATGATGATGATGATGAAGGATACTACGGTCAGTATTGATCGTAGGGACGAAGTGGGCCGCTGGGCGGATACTAGTTATAGGATGGTTCGATTCCATCACCACTTTTTGATATTGCCAATGATAGTAGAGGTTGCTATCCCAATATCGGTGATAGTTTGTAAAGAATGAGGAATATTATGTTTAGTGATAATCTTGGTTTTAATCCCTTTGATAAGAGTAATACTTCTAGTCTAAGAGATAGTAGGAAGTTTTTGGATTCATTTAAACAAAATCATATCTTTGTTTATAACGGTAATCCTCGTAAGAAAATCAGCAGTATGAATCATACTGATCGTCTTACAGAGGCTCTTAATGCTAATAGAGATGGAGGTTCAGACGTTTACTTTTACGTCAATGGTGGACGCAAAATCTATGCTATCAAACAATTTACTTCATGCTTCTGTGATATGGATGCTGGTAGAGATACGGACGGTAAGTATTTTAAGCCAAGCGTTGTAATGTCTAAGAAGAAGCAGTTCTTGAAAAAGATAAATGAATTTCCAGTTAAGCCTAGTTGGGTAGTTGATACTCGTAATGGCTATCAGTGTTATTGGATTTTTGATGATGCTTCTAGGAAGATGATTGGATCTAATAAAACATTCTGGAATGGTCTTCAAAAGAAACTAGTGAATTATTTCGATGGAGATCCCAGAGCGATTAAGCCAAATCAAATTTATCGTGTTCCTTATACTTGGTGGAATAAGGGTTGGGAGAAAAAGGCTCCTTACTTTACAAGCATCCTTCCCGGTTCCACAGGACAAACTATAAATGTTGCTGATTTAAAGTCTGCTCTAACTGGACAGTCAGCGACAATACAAATTATACCAGAAAAATGCAGTGATGAATGGTATAAGGGCTACGCTAAAGCCTATAATCAGTCTGATATTACTGGTGTTCCAGTATCGGTAAATGTTGCTACCAATATTCTGAATCAGATGAGAGGCTTAAATCCTGAGACATATACCAACAGTACCGATGATTTAAAAACCGTGTATGGTTATGCCAGTGCTGGTGTTTTTCAAAAGGCTTACGGCGATCCTATGCCAGTGCATCCAGTAGATGACAAGGATGGGTCTGAGGACTCATTAGATGCGTTGCCAGACCAGCATATAAGTCTGGACGGGTCACAGACCAAACTTTTAAAAACGGTGGTGGAGTTCCTTAATCAAGTCAGCACTCCGCTCTACTTTAGTGGTAATAAGTTTCTGTCTGGAGCGGCTAAAGACTTGGCCAATAAAGTAAGTGATCAATTCTGTATAGGATAATTATGCACGAAGATTATAATGAATATGACGACCAAGATGAATATGATGATCATGGTAGTCTAGACAATAAGTATAAGCATTATTTTAAGTTTGATCCCGAAGCATGGGACGCTTGGGGCAAATGGCTATACGATGCTTTGAACGAAGTAGTTGAAATTTCTCCGAATGTGTGGTATGCTTACGGTTTCCCATCCAAGTCGATTCCTGTGAGTAGTTATCTCTCCAATACTGGCAAGGGTAATACCTTCCAGTATTTGGGGAATAACTATCAGAAGATGCCGATATGGAAGAAAAAATACTTTGTGTCCGATCCGATAAGTACAGAGTATGTCAAGCATTTACAGTCTAATGCAAATCATTTCTTAAATCAGCCACACTACTACAAAGGACTATACGAAATATTGAACTAATATGAAGAAGAAAAAAAATCAAATATTTGAAATTACAGATTTTGATAAATTTGTAGAGTGTTCTAGAGTATTAGTATTCGATTCTATGGGTAAGGATCAAACATCTACTTTGGACGATATGAAATATACTCTGTCTGAATTATCTCCAGAAGAAGCAGCAGAATTAAATGAGATTCTGAGTCAAGAAGAAGCAGCGATTATCTGTAGAGAATTTATCAAGCATGACGGCGAGACCTATATAATCAGCAATAAAAGATATGTTGATCTTATAGACTCCCTAAATAATAGACTTGTCAGTAATATGCTAAACAATTTGGTAAATAAAGGAATGTTGGAAACAGGATTCGATCCCGAATCAAATGACTTTATCTTTTGGATCAAAGACAATGAAAACAACAACGAAGAAGAAAATAAAAAATCTTAAGCCTGTAGAGTGTATAGCAGATTTACGCTATCGCTGCACAAACTGTGGTTTGGATCATTGGGTTTCTATTAAAGAGGCAAAGACTAGAGACTTCATAATAGTCTGTGATTGTGATACTCTTTTAAAAGTCAAACAAATACAGACAGTCAATGTAGTCTATGTTAATGATGCAACTCTTCAAAAAAGACCAGTAAATACAACACAAGCACCTATCATTCCAACGGTAAAACCTACCGATGCTAAAGTAATTAGTCAGGCTTGTGCTGTATTATCTACATATGGTTTTACTAAGCAAGAAGCGATGGATATGGCTACAAAAGATACAGAAAAAGAATCATTTACAGACGTTAAAATATTGGTATCAAAAATTTTATCTAAAACCACAATGGCTAGTGCTATTGCTAATGAATTAGGTGTTAATCTCTATACATTAAACGCCGCTAATATTCGTAGTGTTAAAAATATTCTGCCCTATCTAATGGGCATGAGTCCTAGATCAGTGCTATTTATTGACGAGATCCACAGACTGCCTAAAATTGTAGAAGAATTTCTATATCCTGTCATGGAAGATTTTGTTCTTAATATCTTAGTTAAGGACGCGGAAGATAAGGACAAACCAGAAACTATTGATCTACCAAGATTTACAATGGTTGGTGCTACTACTAGTGGTGGTAGTCTAAGTCAACCGTTCTATGATAGATTCACTATTAAAGAACATCTGTCGTATTATACTGTGGATGAGTTAGCTAAACTAGCAAAGTCGAACGCACAGAAGATCGGACTAATGATTGACGATGCTGGACTTACAGAGATTGCTAAGAGAAGTAAGGGTACTCCAAGAATTCTAAACGCAAGACTGCAATGGTATCAGAACTATACATCATTCTATGAGAACGAATCTACTGTAGATATTAATGATGTTTTTGCTAATCAAGGTATTGATAAACTAGGCTTAGATGCTAATGACCGTATGTATATTGATGCCTTGAAAAAGTCTAAGGGTAATCCTCTAGGACTAAAGAGTATTTCTGCTATGACAGGAATCGCTATTGAGACTATTGAAAATAATATTGAGCCATTTTTGGTGCGTATGGGGTATGTAGTTAGAACTCAAAAGGGTAGAATTATCGGACAAATACCATGATAGATCAATACGATATAATATACCTAGTAGTCTGCATTAATTGCTGCCTAATAGGTTATTTATTGGGTAAAAACGCCAACTATGCTGCCAATAACGGTGTATCTAAAAGTGTACGAACACAACAGATTAAGGATACAAAAACTAATCAACCTGTTTCTATTGACGAAACAAAGGTTGTAATGAGTATAAATACTGATAATCTAACTAAAAAATATGATGAACTTGGGGATAAAGTAATATCTGACGAGAATATATCCAGTTCTATCAATAAATTAAAAAATAT